TCGATTTTGGTATGCAGCTGGATTGGTATGGGGCTGTATATTTCTGCTCTGAATGCGTTCGTGAGCTTTGTGAGGCAATCGACTTTGTGCCTCACCTGAATGTAGACATTGCGAAGGAAATTTCCCGTGCGGCCATTTCCGCTCTAGTTGGAGTTCAGGAGCAATTCGATGATTTCCGGCGGTCTAGCTCTAGTCTTTTGCGGCATTGCACTTGCGGCCTCAATGGGAGTGGCGTTCGGAGCATTGATCGTCCTGAACCGAATGTCGGAGCAAGTTCAGGAGACAAAGCTGGTCCAGCTAAAGCTGATCGGAAGTCTAGTTAAGCTGGCGGCATCTAAAGATGTTCAGGCGTATCAGGCATTGGAAGCTGTGGCAGACCCTCAGCAATATGCCTATGCCGTACACGAGCCGATGGATGACGAGTCGGTTGCGCGACGCATGATGGACATGTATTCTGAACGTGGAATTGATCCGAGTCTTGCATTGTCCCCAGACTCGGATCCTCTTGAGGACTTTGGCGGCACGAGCGCTGTATTTGGCGCAAAGGAATAAGGAGGTGAATGACCACACCCTCAAATGCCACTGTAACGCCTGGCACTGTTGATCCGACCGGTAGCAAATCCGAGGATCAGCAATTGCAGCAGGCAAAGCTTAAGGATAAAGACTTTGCGAACCGTGTCATTGAGTGGACGAAATCTTCTCACCTCCGATGCCGTACCATCCGTCAGCAGATTGAGCGGCAATGGTACATCAACATGGCATTCTACATCGGCAAGCAGAACGTTGCGGTCATTCCTATTTCTTCTGCGTCTAGTGCTGCTACCGGTGTACGTCTTTACATTCCCCCTGCTCCTTATTATCGCGCTCGCCCTGTTCTCAATCGTATTCGTCCTATTGTGCGTACGGAGCTGGCTAAGCTCACTGCACAAAAGCCGTCGGCAACCATTGTGCCAGCTACAGGTGAAGATGCTGACACGGCGGCAGCTCTAGCGGGTGAGCAAATCTGGGACGCGACATACCGCGACCAGAAGATTGGCTCGACATTCCGGCAGACAATGCTGTGGACATTGACCACCGGTAATGGGTTCATGAAGACGTATTGGGACCCGCAGAAGCTTGACAGCGGCGGCAATCTTGGTGACTTTTGCTATGAGAATGTCACTCCGTTTCACATCTTTGTGCCGGACATGCTCGCCGAGGACATTGAGAATCAGCCGTATGTCATTCACATTCAGACGAAGAGTCCGGAATGGGTAAAGCTGCATTTTCCTGAACTAAAAGCTCAGCCGAATGTGATGGAAGCCAATGACATTCTCAATGACAGCTTCCTCCAGCTTGTCGGAGCCGGGGATTTCCGCAAGAACGCAATTCTCTGCTACGAAGTTTGGGTCAAGCCTGGTAATGTGGAATTCCTTCCAAACGGAGGAATGTACACAATCATTGGCGACCAGATTGTTCAGTTCGTCGAGGGCAATCCTTACATCCATCAGCAATACCCATTCGTAAAGTTCGGGCATTTGCCGACTGGTCGCTTCTACTACGATTCAGGCATTAATGACTTGATCCCAATTCAGCGTGAGTACAATCGCACGCGTGGGCAGATCATTGAAGCCAAGAATCGCATGAGCCATCCGCAGATCATTGCTGCGCAGGGTTCTGTAGATGCGGCAAAGATTACGACGGAGCCGGGTCAGGTAATTCAGTACAAGCTCGGATATCCTGAGCCAAAGCCTTTCCCATTGCAGAATCTGCCGGCATACGTAATGCAGGAAATCGACCGGCTTTTGCTTGACTTCGAAGACATTTCCGGTCAGCATCAAGTGTCCAAGGGTCAGGTCCCGTCTGGCGTTACCGCTGCAACGGCAATCAACTTCCTGCAAGAGCAGGATGAGTCAATGATGTCTGCAACCTTCCAGAACATTGAGGAAGGCTTTGAAAAGATCGGATACCAGACGCTTTGCTATGTGAAGCAATACTGGGACACTCCGAGAATTGTCAAGGTTGCCGGTCGTGATCAGCAATTCAATGTCGTGTCGTTCCAGGGTAGTGACCTGAGGAACAATACTGACATCAGGATTGAGGCCGGCTCGGCATTGCCGACGTCAAAGTCGGCTAAGCAGGCATTGCTGATGGACCTCATGGGCCAGGGCTTCATTCCTCCGGAAAAGGGTCTTGAGCTCATGGAGGTTGGTGGTGTACAAAATCTGTACGAGGAATTGAAGATTGACTCCGCACAGGCGCAGCGTGAAAACATGCGCATGGCTGCGGTCGATCAGAAAATTCTCAGCGACTACCTAATGACGTTCCAAGGTACCGATCCAATGTCGGGCGAACCCACCTTGGTCGATCCGAATACCCAGCAACCACTTATGGACCAGAGCGGAATTCCTACTCAACCTCCGCTCATTGTGCCGGTGAATAGCTTTGACAATCATCAGGTGCATATCCAGGTTCACAATACCTATCGCAAGTCTCAGGAATACGAAAACCTTCCTCCTGAGGCAAAGTCTTTGTTTGAAGAGCACGTTAATCAGCATATGGCGGCGTCGGGAATGGTGCCTGGGGCGCCAGCGCCATTGCCTGGCCAGAATGCTGTTACATCCGGCGGCTTTGATTCGGGGCAGGTCCCGCCGGAAGCTCTTCAAGCAATCGCTGCTGGTCAGCAATCCGCGCCAGGAGGGCCCCCACCTTCTCCTGGCAATGTTGACCAGCAAGGAGCGGGTGGCGGTGCTCCCCCACCAATGCCACCCGCTCCCCCACCTCCTACCCCTCCGCCTATGTAGGAGCCTGAAATGGCGAACACTCAGCTTTCTCCGCCGGATGTCAACTTTACCAATTCGCTGCGTGCTGTCGCCGACCAGGGCGGTAGCGGTAGTCAGCTTAACAATGCTAGCAACTACGTCTCCATCACAGCAATGCGCACCCGTCTGGCTGCTGCTAATGCTGCGTACTACACCTCGGCAAAGCTTGACCAGATGACTGTCAATGACATGGTATTTGCTTTGCGGAACATCGATGATCCCACAACCATTGCTAGCTACATGACTGCTTCAGCGGCATAAAATGCCGTTCAAGTCAGACAAGCAACGGCGCTTCATGTGGGAAAATCATCCAGACATTGCCCGGAAGTGGACGCAGGAAGGAAAAGGTAACGTGGATCAGCAGTTCGGTGCAAAGCCGGGTAACGGCAATCCTGTGGGCAATGCGGCAAATGCCAATGCTTCGAGTAAGTTTGCCGCTCGGGGTCGAGGAAAGCCGATGGACAAGGCTCGTTCCGAAGCAATTGAGCGACGGATGAAGGGCTTCCAGAAGAAGAAGGGCGAAAAGTAATGTCGACTCCCCTCCCTGACCACCGGCCGGGAACTCGCATTTACGGGCAGAATGCTGCTGGCGTTCGAGGGCCTGGATGGGTATATGCTGACGGAGCTGCGGCCGGTCAGAGTAACATTCTCATCATCAATGAGGCGTCTGGCGCAACTGTCGTTGTCGCTAACGCGGCATACATTACGGAAGACACGCCTTTTGCTGCGGCGACTGCGCAGTACAAGCTGAACTTTGCTACCCCGTAAGGAGCATTGTAATGCAGGACCTTAATGGTAGGCATCCCGTCGTTCAGGATGTAGCTCAGTGGTTTCACTACGAGCATTTGCCTGAGGAATTGCAGGTCGTGAGCAAGCTTTGCCATGACCTGGCTGGGAACATTATTGAAAAGCTGCCTGACAGTCCTCAGCTTACAATTGGGCTTCAGCATTTGCTGATTGCCAAGGATGCATTTGTTCGCGGGTATCTCAAGACTTCCGGGGTGAAGACCCCTCTTGCGACCGACAGCGACCACAGCTAACTTTATTCATGGGTCTAGGGCCCGATAAGTAAGTCGGGGCCCCCTGCAACATTTGACATGTCGTTGTCGTCGTTGCGTGCTCAGGGGGGCCCCGCATTATTGGGTACGGGCTAGAAAAGGGGAAATATGGACGGCATTGAAGGTGGAGAGGTACAGGGCGGGAACCCCGACGGGGGTGATAATGCTCCAGGGCCAAATCCGGCTTGGAATGACGTTCTCGGGCTAATCCCTGAGCAATACCATGCTGCAATTACTCCTCACTTTCAGAAGTGGGACCAGTCGGCGCAGCAGCGTATTGAGCAGGCCAATTCTCAGGTTGCTGCTTATGAAGGCTTCAAGCCTTTCATTGAGCATGGCATTGATCCTACGGAATTGGAAAACGGCCTGCGGTTGATGTACGAGATCAACAACAATCCGCAGAACGTTTGGACTGCCCTTGGTCAGGCATATGGTCTGACCGGCGGTAATGCTCCTGGTAATGACGAGGGTAATAGCAATGAAGGTGAAGGCTCTGACCCCTCTCAGCAATTC